AACGGGCGAGCAGATACTGCCACGTCATCTTTTCGGGCAAGTCTTCCCCGTCGAGCCGGAGAGAGTAAACGCGTTCCAAGTCGAGCCATACAGACCCGCCGTCGGTGTCGTTCATGCTCTCCAGCACAATCTTTAGCCGGTCGTTTCGGGTGAGGGTTCCGCCGGGTTCGGGAGGTCGCTCGGCTTCGTCGGGGTGCTCGGCTCGGCGGCGGGCTTGCTCTCGTTGGTCTCGGAACCACTTCGGGTAACGGTATCGGGGGAAGATTCCGCGATCGTCTGCCGTGCCGATTCCAAACGGTGCCTTATCTGCGACAGTAAGGGAACCATACGAAGCTGGAACGCCGCTAGCGCTTTTTTTCGTGCGTCTTCGCCGCCTTGCGATCCCATTTCGTCGAGCTCGAGCAACGCTTTTACCGCGTCGAGACCGCCGACCGATTGCCAGAAATAGGCACACTGGGCGAGCATTTCGCCCTCATGTTGGCTCAAAGTCTCGTCGGCTCGCTTGTAGTTCTCCAAGCCGAACGAATTGATAACGTCTTCGTTCTGTGCGCCCTCGGCGATCGGAAGACCCTCAACGGCGAACAGATAACGGGTCGACAACTCCCGGCCGGCTTTGGCGCTCATAGGCGAGATAAGGAACGGCGCGATTGGCTCTTCCCCGTCTTCGGTCTGAACGGTCAAAGCAAGCCGGCGCCCCTGTAGTTGTGCAGTGATCATTTGCTATTACACCGCCGCCATGTATGCGAACGCGGCCGAAGCCCCGTCCGGAGTCGTCACAACAACGGGCGCCGAGCCGCTAACAGTCGCGGGAATCTCCACGCTGATGTTGCGGTCGTCGATAACCGTCGCCGTGCTGAAAGCCGCGACACCGCCGAACGTGAGCGCGGTCGCACCGGTGAACGAAAGACCGCGAACCAGAACAACGTCGCCAACGGCCGCACCGATCGGAGTCACCGACACAACGCCGGGAACGATCGCGTCGTTGACCGGGTTAGTGATCAGCGTCGCACCGCCAACACTCGCGAGAGCGAACGCGAACCAGCCGGCGTCTTCGTCGCCCGTGCTCGGTCGGCTGTATTCGATCGTGTAGAGAGCCTCGAACGCGAAGTCAGCGCCGAGCGTGTCGAAGACGCGCACACGGATCTGGTTGTCTTCGTTGAGCAGTTGCGCCTTGGTGAGCATGTACCCGAGCTCGTCTTGGTACTGTTCCGACGCGTCGCGAACGATCTCAACGTTGAACGCCAAGTTCATGTCGCGGGCGTAAGTGTTGGGGCGTGCGCGGCCCTTTGTGGCGTAGCTCGAACGGTTCCGAGTCTTCGCCTGTGGCTGTGGGTTTAGCGCCGTAATATCCGGCACGTTGACCCAAGCGGCACCCATCCAGATGTCAACGCCGAGTTCGTAGGCGTTTCCGGGGGTGCCGTCGGTTGGGGCGAGAGTGTCCCAATCTGCTGTAGGCATTTCTTACTTCCTTTGTTCGTTGGTTTCCCCGGTTGGGGCTTATCGGTTCACACTGGGCAAGAGCCCGCGGAACGTGTAGTTAGCGGTCGCACCGGGTCGGCGGCTTGCGTCGCTCCCAATGTTGCCCGCTGAGTTGAACAAAACGGCGCCGACTCGCACGGCTCCGAATTGGTAGTGGCTAAGACGGTGCAACCGGCGGAACAGTAGCCCCGTGAAGTTGAGACCGTCGAGCGGGTCGGCGCCAACGCCACCGCGCCAATTGATGCCGACCGAAGTCGCTGCGATCTGCCCGCGAACGATCGCGCTCGGCCGCACAGTCAGCAGCACCCGTTCGTCGGGAGTGTTCGCCGGCTCATTCGGCCCGAAGTAAAGCGGGCGAACGTCGTCGGTTCCATACTTTGCGGCATCCGAGTAACTAACGATGTCCCATTCGGCGAGCGCTTCCGCAAGTCCAAGAGCGAGCCCCGCTTCCATGCTGTTAGGCGTTATAGACGGCATCGATGATTCCTTTCCCGATCAGGTCGCGGTATTCGTTGCGGCGGCCGGCGTCTTCGTAGTTGCTCGCGACGTACCGGGCCTCGCCCGCGGGTTCACCGTTCGCGCCGGCCGTGTGTTGGAGGGTCTCGTCTTCGTGCTGTTTCGCCGCGTAGGGTGCGTCGAACACAAGGATGGCCGTCGGGGTGCCGGCGTTCGGTGTCGCCGGAACAACGGCCGCTTCGCCCCGCAAGTCGCCCTGATCGACGGGGGCTTTCTCAACGGAGTGACCGCGAAGCCGTTCAATTGCCATGTTCACGCCGTTAGCGCCGCCGACCTTTGAAGCGCCGATCAGCTTCGGCCCGTTCCATGTAAACCCGGTTTGTGCCCGGTAGCCGGAAGCCATTACGCGCACCAGAGTTCAGAGTGCGACGGTGCCGACGGGTGCGACAAGTGCGACACGTCAACGATCGACACTTCGCCGCGCTCGGTAACGATTCGAGTCCCCGGCGTGAGCGTGCGGTCTAGCTGAGCAAGCATGAACACACTCGTGGTTATCTCCGTGCCGGCCGTTTCGCTCGCGGCTCGGCGATCAATGCGGAGGCTTGCTTTCTCTTCGACGTGCATCCGAACCGGCGCCGGCGTCGCGAATGTTTCGCCGCGGGCGTTGGCTCCCTCAAAGCGGGCAACGGTCACGGTCGATTCGAGAATGATCGCGGGGAGTCTCAACGGTGCCCCACAATCCCCGACTGCAGACCAGCGGCCGCGAGAGTCGCAAGAGCACGGGGAGAGTATGCGACGCGCTTCGAGTCGGAAACGGCCGTCGTCGAGTCACCGCGGGAAAGAGTGACGGCGCCGAAACGCATAGTCGAGAACTGGGAAGCTGCGCCGGTGCCGGTGTCGCCGGTCTCTTCGGCACGCTCGAACTGTTGGCACGTCGCACGGGTGAGCGCGGTCGCGGTGGCTTCGTCGTCGACGTCGTATCGCTGATACCGGATAGCGGCGTTAATGTCGTCCTGAGCGTTGAGCAAGCCGGCGTTGATGCGCAACCGCTCGGCGTCGTCGTAGTCGTCGGGTACGCCCATAACTGCGGCATAGTCGGCGGCCGTTGCGTATGCGGTCATGGTTTGCGCTCCCGTCGTTCTGAAAGTTTAGGGTGGTGCCCGCTCCCCCCCACTTGAAGAGCGGGCACCGGTCTAGCGTCGGGAGATTATTCGCCCGAGTTGGCGTTGGCGTTGTCGCTGTTCGCGTCGTCGTCGTTGCCGGTCTTTGTGTTGCCGTCGGAAGTCCCAACGATCGGGAGCCCGTCTTCGCCAACCAACGGCGCGGAACCGTCGGCGTTCTCGATCGTGGCGGGAGTACGGTCGCCCGTGCCGTCGTCGATCGTGGCGGTTACGTTCTCGCCGGTGCCCTTGTCGCTCGAGTCGGTCTTCGTGGCGATCGCGTCGTTGATCGCTTCCACGATCTCGGCTTTCTTCCCGAAGTCCGCCGGCGTCAAACCGTGGAACGTGGCGAGTTCATCCAACTGTGCGCGGGTCAACTTAGCGACTTCGGCGGGTGCCGCGGTCTCCGAGTTGAACTGCTTCGGTTCGGTGGACTCGACGCCGGCCGAGACCGTGAAGCCGTGGCGGTTGAAGTATTCCAACTGCGCCAACTGCTTCCGGTCGTCGATCGTCGCCACGCCGTCAACGAATTGCACGCCGACGGTTGCCCCGGTGAACGTCGTCACCGGGCTCTTGACTGTGAGTTGTGCCATTTTGCTACCTGTTTCTTTTGGGGTTCGTGGGGGAACGGTTAGCTGTTCTTGATGTTACGGAGAACCGCGGCGGCCTTAGTTGCTTTGAGAGCAACGGCGATCGGCCCGAGCTCAACTTCGCCCGTCTTCACGGCGCCGGCGGTCGTGTGATCGGGCAGCCAAGCCTTGACCATTGAGTCGCCGGTAGTCGTGACCGCGTGGAAGCCGTCCATGCCAATACGCACCGCGTACAGGTCGGAAAGACCGGTCTGGGCTACGCCGTCAACGGTTGCCGCTCGCACGGGGATAACCTGAGCAGCCGAGCCCGCGACCTCTCCGGCGTCAACGAATACGAGGTTGCCGTAGTACTCGCGGAAGATCGGGCGGCCGGCGTTGTCGGTAAGGTCTTCGATCGGGTTCTTCGTGTACTGACCAGCACGGCGAGCAGCAGCACGCACGCGAGCGAGCGTTTGACGGTTTCCAATCAGCAACGACGGGGCACCGTCGAGCAGTCCAAGGAACTCGTCGATCGCGTCGATTGCGCGGTGCTCGGCACGGGTTGAAGTGTCGAAGTCTGACCAGTCGGTCACAACGTCGACGCCGATTTCCGTTGAAGAGCCGGTGAGTGCCTTGTCGAGTCCGTCGAACCCGTTCGCTTCCACGGCGGTGTCGCCGTTGATTACTGCGTCGTTGAACTTGGCCTTAGTGGACTTGATCACCTGAGCCATTTGGAGAGCGTTCTCACCGGGGGCACCGATCGTCGCGATAACGCGGTCAATCTGGTACGAACCACCGAGCGGTGCGAGTGTCACCGTGTGAATGCTCGTGGTTGCGGCTCCGGGCGTGTACTCGGTGTTCAGAGTACGGAACGCGGCGCCGACCTGAGTCGCGAGGCGGCGGTAGCCGTAAGTCATAACGGCGCCGCCGCCCGACGGGTTTACCGCTTGGTCATAGACCAGCGAGTCGAGGATTTCGGAAGACTTGCGGAACTCGTCGATAACTTCCGTATCGAGGTCGGTCTGCGCGCCTTTGCTTGCCTCTGCGAGTGTTACGGGCATTTCAGTTTCTCCTTGTTTCGGGGGGTTGGTTTATTGGGGTGCAACTAATCCCGAAACTCGGAGAACTGTCGGCGGGTGCCTAAGAGTTCATTTGTGCGGCGATCGCACCCTCGAGGCCGGGCTTCGACTGGCCCTTGCCGGCGCCCTGTTGACGGTCTCCGCTTCGTGCGGGGAGTGCTCCGCGGGTGTTAGCCGCGAACGTCGGGTGCTTTTCGACCCAGTCTTTGATTGCGGTAGTTAGGGC